AAAATTCAAGCAGCAGTTGCTATGGAACAAAGAGCAAGAGAAATGGGTAAAACCTCTGAAGCAGCAGTCTACAGAAAGTTCATTAACTCAATGAAAAAGAAAACAAAGAGAATGAATGAGGGGTGGAGTGATAAGTATAAGAAATCTATTGATTGTAATAATCCAAAAGGTTTTAGTCAGAAAGCACACTGTGCAGGTAAAAAGAAAAAGGTAGATGAAGCCATAAGTATCAAAGATGCTAAGAAGTTAAGAAAAGCAGCATCTCTTGAAGTGAGTAATGATCCTAAAGATATTGAAAGAGCTAGAGCAAGAAGAACTGAAATTGATTTTAAGGATCTAATGAGACAGAGAGAAGAGAGAAAGAAAAAGGGTCTAAAAGAAGAACATAAATACGAGAACAGTAGGAAGAATATGAAAAACTTTATATCCTTTATGGAAGCATCAAAAACTTGCCCAAAAGGTAAGTATTATTGTTATGATGAAAAGAAATGCAAACCTATTCCAACTGGTTATCGCATAGGAACTGGTGGTAGACTAGCACCAGATAATAGATCAGATTCAGGTAATGGAGGAAATGGCAATGGTAACGGACACTCTAACGGGAATGGGAATAACGGGAATGGTGGTGGAAATGGTAACGGTGGTAATGGTGGCAATGGTGGTGGCAACGGCGGTGGTGGAAATGGTGGATAAGAAGAATAAATAATGCTAAAAACAGATGGTTGTTAAAAAGTCTATAGTAGGTCAAATTGAGAATAGAAATTTTCTAGCACCTACTGGTTTCCAATTTCAATTGAATAGAACACCTAAGGTAACTTATTTTGGTAACGCTGTAAATATACCTGCAATAGATCTTGGTGTATCAATTCAACCCAACTATCTTAGAGATATTCCATTACCAGGTGAAAAATTACAATTTTCTGATCTTAATTTAAGATTTTTGGTTGATGAAGGTTTAGAAAATTATATGGAGATACAAAATTGGATGAGAGGATTAGGATTTCCAGAGAGTTTATCTGAGATATATAAATTTCAAAAAGAAAAGTCTGATTTAAAACAACCAAATAGAAGTCAATTAAATCTATATTCTGATGGCACACTTACAGTTTTAGATTCTAATAATATACCTAAGTTTAAATTAATATTTGAGAATTTATTTCCTGTCAGTCTTACAACTTTAGAGTTTGATGCAACTCAAACAGACCTAGAATACTTTACAGCAGAGGTCACTTTCAAGTATACTATATACAATATAAGAGATATTAATTAATCATGTATGATTGACTTGACTGGAATCCAAAAGATGTGGGAGGAGGATTCCAAGATTGATCCAGACAATTTGCACACTGAATCATTGAATATTCCTGTGCTACATGCAAAGTATTTTGATCTTTATAATAACATCTTTCTTTTAATGAAGAAAGCTCAACAACAAAGAAAAAATATTAGGCATGAGAGATATGAATATTATTCAGGAAAAGCAGATCCAGAGATCTACATAAAGAATCCTTTTCCTAAAAAAATTAGAGATAAAGATACAATGCAAAAGTATCTTGATGCTGATGAAAGATTATCATCAACTTCTCTAAAGATTGAATACTATGAAACCATGTTGAATTATCTTGAAAACATTCTTAAACAAGTTTCTAATAGAACTTATCAGATTAAGAATGCAGTAGAAGTAATGAAATTCCAAGCTGGTTATGGCTGATCTGATCATTGAGAAAATCAATGAAGTATATTTAAAAGTAAAAACTGAACCCTCAATAGAATATGAGTTAAGAGACAGATTTACTTTTGAAGTCCCTAATAAAAAATTCATGCCTCAGTATAGAAGTAGATACTGGGATGGATATGTGCACCTCTTCAATATGAAGACTAAGAGAATCTATGTTGGTCTCTTAGATAAAATAGTGGCATTTTGTGAAAACAATGGATACTCCTATGAGTTTGAATCTAACAAATTCTATGGATATCCATTTGAAGTCAATGAAATGATATCATGGGAAGGTGTAAAGGACTATGTGCAATCAATAACTAAGTTCAAACCAAGAGATTATCAGATTGATGCCATTCATGATGCACTTAGATATAATAGAAAACTTCTAATATCACCTACAGCATCTGGTAAATCACTAATGATTTATGCTTTGGTAAGATATTTTGTTGGAAGAAAGAAAAAAATATTACTTGTTGTTCCCACTACCTCTCTTGTAGAACAAATGTACAAGGA